GTGTTTTCTTAAACATATTCCCGTAGGTCGGTAATTAACGATAACCGGTAGACAGCCTACGGGAATTAATAAAATCCTACGTGCTTAGGATCGCTTTCAGTTCTATTTTTCGTGTGTATCTATAGGAGGGTAGCACGACCCTCCTTTTTATAAATACTATTTGCTATGGACATTAATCAAATAAAAACGTATCTACCATCAGGATGGGATGTGGTTGATCTAATAGATCACGGCATAATCGATCTTGATATCATGAACGGAAAGATGATGGGTGAGTATATGGCTGTGTTGATGATAAAGTCTTATGATAAGATTACTGAATCACATAACTTAACTACTTTCTCGTTCCATGATAAGGATATGGGTGGATTACGGAGATTGGTATCGAACGCTATAATGGCGGTTGGGTTAAGGAATAATCCTCTGAAAGGAGATGGGAACACGGCAACCAAATAAAGGTGCTGAATACACTGAAAGAGGGATATTGGATATCCTTAACAGACAGTTCTTGGTATCTCCTAGATGGATTATAAACAACTTGTATGTCTATAACTGGGAGTCTGATTATCTGGCTATAACCAGATCCATGTACGCTTATGAGGTTGAGGTGAAGATCTCGTTGGCTGACTATAACAAGGATTTCGAGAAGGAGGGCAAGCACCAAGTAATGCAAGGCTGGTTCGAGGAGCGGAAGCAAGCCCTGTACGAGACCGGTGACTGGGTCAGGTACGGCCGCCCCAATTACTTCTACTACTGCGTTCCGGATGGGTTGGTTGATCCTAAGGACATACCTCCGTACGCAGGACTCGCTTATGTTTGTGGCAGGAATTTGAGAAAGATCAAGGACGCACCTATCCTGCATCGTGATAAATTTGACCCCGAAGCTTATAAGATGGCGGACAAATTCTACTACAATTGGTGGAACGAGAGACGTAAAGCCAGACAAATAGAAGGGAAGGATATGAAAGACGAATTCAGGAAAAGCATGAAAAAGGTGAAGGAGAAGATAACCGTCGATGCCAAGATCAAGGCGATGGAGGCGTTCTGGAGCGTCTGCGATTACGCCTACTGGCCGTACGGGGGAAGAGGGGTGCCCGGAATGAGACCCAACTGTTCCGCTTGTGGCGAGGAATGTAAATTACAATGTCCGAAAGGAAAGGAATTTAAAAACAAGATAAGATGAGCAAGATCAAAAATGTATTGGCAAAAGCCATTTCGTTGGCCTCAGAACAGCCTATGAGCTATAACGAGGCAATTGAGTTACTTAATGATATAGATACATGTAAGGTCAAAATATGGCTGGAAGAAGGAGCGATATTGCCTAAGTACGCACATAAGGAGGACGCTTGCATGGATCTGTTCGTTAAAAACATAGAACTTGACGGGGGTAGGATTATATACCATACTGGTGTGCATGTAGCTTTACCTGAGGATTATGAGATGGAAATCCGTCCACGTAGTAGCATTACAAAAACTAAGTCAATTATCCAAAACGCTCCGGGTACCGTAGATGAGGGATACAGAGGGGAGATTATGGTAGTGACTAGACGTGTAGATCACTATGGAGACCCTTCTTATTCGGCAGGGGATAAGGTAGCTCAATTGCTTATCCGTAGACGGGAACGCATCGTATGGGATCAAGTAGGGTCGTTAGAAGACCTTGGAGAATCAGAGAGAGGAAATGGAGGGTTTGGTAGTACTGGAAAGTGATTAATGTCTTATGAGCGGGAGAATTAAGATAAAGCCTAAGAATAAGGATAAGAAACCTGATATCGATGTATTTAAGATAATAGAAAACCGGTTTAAGAATATGAACGAGCTTCGGGATCTTATCGACATGGATCCAAGGAAAGGGCTGGTCAGGATCCGGGACGGGGCCGGCTTTAGGGAGGTGGAGAGGGGCGGGTGCCTGCACCGGAACTACCTTAACCTGTTGGAGGAAGAGCTGGGCGCTAAATTATCCATAGATCTTATAGAAAGGTATATCAAAAGATAATAATATATTAAATCGTAAAATTATGAATAGATATGTAAAGAAACCAATTGCGATAGAAGCCGTAAAATGGAAAGGCTTTAATAATGATGAGATCAAGGATTTCGCTGGTGATAGCGTTAAAATAGAAGTTATTAGGGAAGGTGACGCTGATAATGGGATACCTCCTTCTGTTGATTGTAGTATAGAAACCCTTGAAGGTGTTATGAAAGCCAATGTAGGTGATTACATCATCAAGGGAGTAAACGGGGAGTTTTATCCTTGCAAGCAGGACATTTTTGAGAAAACATATTTACATGAAGATGATATGATGGGTATCATACATTTAACGAACTATATAGATATCGAATGCTTTACAATGCCGCTTTCTTCAATGAGCTTGCTAAGAAAGGCGATATAAAGATCTGTAAATCACATAAGCATTATGATGGGGAGGAATGCTTCGGTGGAGGATGGTTTATTGTAATGGCCGAACTACCTACAGGTCAGATCTCCAATCATTATGAGAACCGGTATTGGGAGTTGTTTAATATCCCTGAACTTGATACGGCATGGGAATGGGATGGACATACGCCTAAAGAGGTCGCTGATAGAATAGAATCGTATTTGAAGTCGAATTGAGATTAATATCTGCCCTAGGAATTACTTAGGGCAGGTTCGTTTTATATACCGAAGTGTCTACCACTATCTGGTTATCCAGATCCTCAATCAACTCAATGATCTCATCCCTTATGTCATAAGAAAGTAAGATCGGTATTATGGTTAATATAAAAGATAGTATTATCCCTGATCCTATTATAATAGTAATATCATCACACTCTATATCTAACATCGGCATGACAAACATCAACCCGGCCGTGGATATCATCACGAACAACGCCTGTATCTCATTTATCATATCCCGCTCCATTACGTCCTTTATCATATCTCCTCAACTTTAGTATGGTTTATTATCCTACTGATATGACGGATACTTAATCCAGTCCTGTCCTTTATCTTACCATATACGTAGTTCCTTGAAACGACCGTAGCCAAATCGCCTAACTCGTCCAGTATCTCATTATACATCCTATGGATCTCGTTGTCGCGGATAACCGTACTGTCCCTTACATATATCTTCTCAACGTCATCGTCGCAGAAGAAGATCTTAAGCTTATGAAGTATGTCTCTAAACATGATTATAGTTTTGTCCCAAAGATATGAAAATTTGAGGATAAAACCAGAAGAAAGCCAAAAAGAACGAGAGGCGGTGGGAGGACGGGGGATGCTCGGAAGGATGGGAGCCAGCCCGTTTCCTTGGATTTAGCGACATGATCTGAGAATAAATCATATATTTGTATGTACAAAATGCATAATAATATGATATTAAATAAAATTAACTCAATGGGGGTATTTTCGTCCTCCATAAAAATTTATCAGTATGCTTAGAAGAAGATTTCATTCATCAGGAATACATCCGTCTAACGCCAGCAATGGAGTATATGGAGTTGCTGAAAATCTAAAGTTACTTCCACCTAATAAGGTGGATGCCGAATGTATTGGAGTTGCTTTGATACATAAAGAACATAGGATTATGATAGAAAAAAACGAGAGTAAAAATCCTAGTTATAAACAGGCAACAGAAGGTATGTTGGCCAGTGATAACTTTGTATGGGGAGAATATTTGGTAGATCAATACGAGATCCCTAATTATGATACTATTGATTACGATTACCAAGGCCTTACTAGTGCGTACCTTATGAGTAATTCCGGGGTATATAATGGTCAGCCACATATACCAAATGACATATCTCAATGGACCGGAGTGATGTCTGATTGGAATGGCAAATCTAATTCAGAGGTATTAAAAAAGATTGGAGCCACAGAACAAGGATCTTATGCTATCTCAGGCAATCTTCTTAATGGATTCATAAATAGTAGCGACGCCCTTGGATTCGATGACTGGTATATCCCCTCTTGTCCGCAAATGTCATTGGTATATATGAGGATGGTTGATATAAATGATATATTGTATCTTATTGGAGGTAAGATGTTCCAAGCCTCAACTGAGGCGTATATGACAAGCTCTGAATGTAATGATAGAAATTATTGGTCGGTTTCAGGCTACGGTCAAGTAGGCGTATCGGATAAAAGAAATCCTAAAAGAATTAGACTGATACGAGATCTATAATATTAAGGTAGTGGTCGTGCCGCCACCTATCTAATTATCCCATAAAGATATATACCAAGGGAAGTAGCCGGCGGAAGACCCGATGGGTAGGCCCGGAGGGATGAAGGGAGGCCTACCTCCCTTTGGTACTACATCCTCCTCACAATATATCATGATGGTACTACAATTACTATATTTACATTATAGGTGTTATTGTAAATGCCAGTTCCAACGGCAACAGATTGGCATCCCTCACAGGCATTGGCTGTTATACAATGATCACTTGTTATAAGATGACCTTGCCAAGTTATACGATTGTTACTTGTAATCTGATTATAAAATTCAGACATGTAAGTGAAATTGATGATCTCCTCAGGATCGGTTATCTCCGTTATAGGAGTAAATTTAGTTATCCTATTCCCGTATAACTCCGTATCAGCTAAGTCACAATGCACGCCAGAATCATATAGATACGTGAGAGTCCCTTTTGAAACACCTCCAGTCGTGCCTAATAAAACGTTGTACTCATATTGTTGATCCTTTGAAACTATCTGTCCTCCTATTCTTATAACTTCTATCTTCTTGTTGCGATATATATCAAGATAAGATCCGTTAAAATCAGATTGATATGTATCTCCATCAATATATATATCTACAGGATTAGGACACATGCTCTTGTCTATATTAATACGGTAGTGGATCTTACCGGAAGAAGAAGTCCTGCGCCTAAACATACCCCCTCCTTATCTGAGGGTTAAAATACACCCCCCCCTCCCTCCACGAAGTTATCTGTAATATATTGATACATGATTAAATAATTTAAGTCGCGTACAATGGGGGAGGGAAGATACCAAGGAAGGTGGCTGGCGTCATACCCGCCGGGAAGGCTATAAGGGATGGGAGCCAGCCCCGTTCTATTGGGTCAGTAGGGTGTATGATCACTCGATGTCACGTACAAATCGAACAGAAGAGGTTAGGCGCTTGTATCGGGTGAATGTGCGCCCATTGTTGAATAGTACGATCCATCCGGAGTTGGAGCTATGCTCTGAACTAGACCAATAATATCTGGTATCTAACGGCTGTCCACCAATAGCCAATAACGCGTTATTGACGCTAATCAAGTACATATATATCAATGAAAGCTGACCACATGATGGGATATACCAATCATCATATCCTTTAGCGTCAGCACTAGCTAAGAACGTATTAAGTACATGACCGGCTGTCGCATAGGAAGTATAAGAACCGCCACCGGTAGTCACCCCTTTTAATACATTGGAATTCGCTTTCCCATCCCAATCAGATAAAGCCCCATTCGTCCAGGAGCTAACATCATCCGGAAGATATGGAGTACCTTTGTATGAATCTTGCTCAGGTTTCAGGAAACCAAAATCATTGCTCCCGTCTACTTTGTCATAATTTGTAATGCCGGTCTGATCCGTACCATATTCACCCCAATAAAAAGAGTAAGTATTGTTAGAAGAATAGGGCAAACCGGACGTGGCTGTTTTGTAGCTTTGATTAGAATCTTCATTCTTCTCAATCATGATCTTATGATCATCATGTACAATAGCTACGGATATACATTGATAATCCGCCTTTGACAAAGGTATTAATCTACCATCCTGTTTAACGGCATAAACGCCATTATCAACAGGGGATTTATAACTTGAATAAAATCTCCTCCTTATCATAATTTATAATATATTATGTTTTAATTATATCGCAAATATAACAAATTAAATGAGATGGAAGGATGAGGTG